ATGGCGAGTACGACGTGGCTACACAGACCCAGCACCACGCAGCGCGCTGTCCCGCCTTCACTGTCGCCGGAGCCGTGAAATGAAGCAGGAACTCAACCTCAACGCAGACCAACGCACGGCGCTCTGTCTCATTGAGTCCGTGCAACAGACGATGCTGGCCAACGCGAACATGGCCGCTGGGCCGCTCGTCAACATGAAGCCCGTCGGCGCGCTCCTCGCGGAGGCATGCACTGCGCTCGACGAGGCAAAGATGGCATGGCTCGCCGATACCCAGAAGGCCGTTCAAATCGCCAGCGTCATCCCGTCGAAGTTGGAGCTGGCGCGGTGATGCACAGCCCCAACGGCCGCGGCTTCCTGTCGCGCCTGAAGCACAAGACCGGCCGCGCAGCGCGCAAGCTCTCGCCCGAATACCGCGCGAAGAAAGCTGCATTCACGCGAGCGTTCCTCGCCATGATGCCAAGGTCTCCGGTATTCGGTGCTCCGGCAAGCGCACCGAACGAAGCGAGCGCTGTCATGGGCGCCACGCCAGAGGTTAAGACTTGAGCCTCGGCCGCAAGAAGCCGGGACGCGTCCACGGCGACCCTGTGGGCTCCGAGAATCCTCGCGGCAAGGACTCGAGCGAGCAGCGCGGGCGGTATGACCCGGGTTGGACGGGCACCGAACGCACCATTCGAGACGGTCTAATGAAGCAGTTCTGCAAACTCGAGGGCCCGGGCGGCAACTCCGACGCGTACCGTTCTGCGGCGTGCTGGGACAAGAACGGAAAGCTCCGACCTTGACCGCCGAAGACTTCAAATCCGCCTCCCAACTCCTCGACCTGCTCCGCTCGAAGGGTGCGCGCAGCTTCAAGGGCTTCGGCATCGAGCTTGAGCTGGCGCCGCTGGTGCCGCAAGAGGCCGTTGTCGCCGCGACACTGAAGACGGCCGTCGATGAGACGATGTGCCGATGCAAACACCCCACGTACCAGCACGGGCCAGAGGGCTGTTTGTATGGATGTGATGCGGCCGATTGCGATAAGGCGGCGGAGTGATTGTGCCCCTGCACGCAGCATTGACGCTTGAAGAGATCTGCCGACTGATGGCGCCCGTTCTGATGGTGTGCGCCAAGTGTCGAGGCCTAATTTCAAATCACACGCGCAAGTGTGGTTGCATCTGAAGTAAGTAGTCGCAGTCTGGCCGTACGAAGTCCGTCGCATCACCCGCGGGCTTCGCATGACCGACTACCGAGACCTCAAGAAGCGCAAGAAGTCGGACGCGGACAACCCCCGCGCCGGAGGCCCGTCAGGCGACACCACGCGTCGTTGGTGGGAATACGAAGGCAACAAGTGCGCGGACTCCATCCGCAGCAACATCGAATTCCTTCAGAAGGCCCAATCCAACCGCCTGCGACAGATGGTGATGTCCGCGCGGCTCTACGGAAACATGGGGCTCATGGCGTCGGGCACGTCGCTCGCCTTCGCCCGTGCGTTCCAGTCCGCCAGCGCCTCGAAAGAGCGCATCACCTACAACGCCATTCAGAGCATCACCGACACGCTGGTTTCGCACGTCGGCGAGACGAAGCCGCGCCCTTACTACCTCACCAGCGGAGGCAACTACCGTGAGCAACGGAAGGCCAAGAAGCTCTCCCAATTCACCGACGGCGTCTTCTACGAAACCAAAACCTACCGACTTGCACCGAAGGCTTTCCGTGACGCCGCAATCTGGGGAGACGGTTTCATTCACGTCTTTGCGCGAGGCGGAAAACTGCATCACGAGCGCGTTCTGGGCTCGGAGATGTGGGTTGACGAAGTGGAAGCCCAGTACGGCTTCCCGCGCAACTGGAACCGCGTCAAAGTCGTAGACCGGGACGAGCTGGCAGGCGCGTTCCCCGAGCAACGCAAGCAAATCATGAATGCGAACCGGGCCACGGACTCGCAGGCATCGTCTGGCCAGAACATCTCCGACATGGTGACGGTGGCCGAGTCGTGGCACCTCCCCTCGCTGACTCCGGACGGCGAGCTGATGGGCGGAAAGCACGCCATCACGCTGGTGAGCGGCTCGGTGATGCTCGTCGAGCCGGAAGAGTGGGAATACGACTTCTTCCCCTTCGCGCGCATGCCGTGGTGCGAGCGCCCCATCGGCTACTGGAGCCAGGGACTCGCCGAGCAACTGCAGGGCGACCAGATGGAGCTGAATAAAGAGTTGTTCTTCATCCAGCGCAGCATGCATCTCGCTGGGACAATCAAGTGGCTGCTGAAGAACGGCTCCAAAATCGTCAAAGAGGAAATCAACAACGACGTCGGCGCGCTCATCAACTACGCCGGAGACGTCCCTCCGCAGCCGATTGTGCCCGAGCCGATTCACCCCGTCTTCTTTGAGAACGTCAACCGCATCATTGACCGCATGTCTTTGCGCGCGGGCGTGTCGCAGCTCTCACAGGGCAGCATCAAGCCGGCCGGTCTCGACTCCAAGCCGGCTCTGCGTGAGTACAAGGACACCCAGAACGACAGGCACAAGGCGACCGCCGAGGCATACGACGATTTCTTCCTCACCATCGCCTCGCTGGACCGTTGCTTCGCAAAGGACTTGAGCGGCTACAAGGTTCGCGTTCCCGGCAAGGGCGCTGTCCGCACCATCGACTTCAAGAAAGACATCGGCCACATCAAGGACGAGGAATTCATCCTGCAGTGCTTCCCGGTGTCGCAGTTGCCGAGGGACCCTGCCGGCCGAATGCAGACGGTGCAGGAGTGGGTGCAGGCCGGGTGGATTTCGCCGCGCCAGGCCAGACGGGCGATGGACTTCCCAGACCTCGACACCATCGAGTCCCTGGCGAACGCACAGGAGGAATACCTCCAAGAGCGTCTGGACAAGATTGTCGACGACGGCGAATATTCATCCCCTGAGCCAACAGACGACCTGTCATTGGATAAGGAATACTCGCTTCAGTACATCCAGCTTTACGCCCGCCTTGGGCTCGAGCCTGAAAAGATGGACATGCTGCGGCGCTTCTCTGCGCAGGTGGACTGGCTCGCCAAGAAAGCAGCACTCGGAGCGATGCCGCCCGCGCCGGCAGGACAGCCAGCAGGCCAGACGCCGCAAGCCCAGCCAGCGCCACCGCCAACCTCTCCGTTGATGCCGCAAGCCGCGTAACACGCAGTCCATGGGAGCACGCAATTGACGACCGTCACCACCACGACCCAGCCCGCCGCGCCCGTTGTTCCGAAGAATGGCGCAACGCCCGTCACTCCGCAGCCGCCCGCCGAGCCCGTCGACAAGCTGAAGGCGCTCGAAGCGAAAGAGGCTGAAGTCAAGGCGCGCGAGGCGGGGCTCACCAAGAAAGAGCGCATCTACCAGCTCGAGCGACTCAAGGAAGCCAAGGAGCGCGAGGGGGCCAAGAAGTCGCTCGGCGAGAAGCTCTCGAAGCTGGCGCAGTATGAGAAGGAAGAGCGCGAATGGGGCATCAACCCCGAGCCGCTGCTCAAGAGGCGCCTGGGCGACAACTACTTCGACAAGCTCAACGAGCTGCGAGTGAATGGCGGCGCGCCCACGGCGCAGACGCTGGCCAGCGAGCTCGACGCGCGCGACGAGCGCATCCTCCAGAAGATTGAAGAGCGCGAGCGCACGGCGAGGGAGTCGGCCGAGAAGGAAAAGAACGACAGCCTGACCAGCGCCCGCCAACTCGTCGAGCAGGACGCCACCGACTTCCTCGACACATCATGGGATGAATTCCCCGTGTTCAAGACGTACGGGAAGCCCGGGGTTGCGAAGGCGATTGCCCAGTACATCGAAGGCGAATTCACCAAGTCCGGCAAGATGCTCACGGCAAAAGACGCCGCGGAGGCCATCGAGAAAGCGGAAATCTCCCGCCTGCAGGAGGTGGCGAAGATTGAAAAGTACAAGTCGGCATTGACGCCGTCCGAGAAAGCTGCACAGACTGTCCCCGTTGCGAATGGCAGTACGCCTCTGAGCCGCACGAAGTCCGTTTCTGGCCGCACGTTGAGCAACGACCTGACGGCCAGCACGCCAGGGCGGACTCCGGCACGGACTGACGACGAGCGGCGCGAAAGAGCAATCGCAGCCATCCAAGCAGTCAAGGCCTCCCGCCCAGTTTAGCGCGCCCCTTCAGGTCCCAACGCCGGTTTCGGCACTGAGGACTTTCGATGGGTCAGTATCTGGATTTGGCCGCTGGCAACGCGGCGCTCAAGGAGTGGTACGACGACCAGAAGGTCGAGAACCTCGCCTACGACGACAACCCGCTTCTTGTGATGATGCCCAAGAAGACGAAGGCCACCGGAAAGTACATCCCGGTGCCCATCATGTACGAGACGTCGCAGGGTCGCTCCTCGACGTTCGCCAACGCGCAGGGCAACCAGACGCCCGGCCTTCTGGCTGAGTTCCTCGTCACTCGCCGCAGCGACTACAGCATCGCCACCATCGGCCAGGAGGCGGCCCTCGCGTCGGATGACGAGAAGGGCGGCTTCATCGACTTCATGCAGTCCTACGTGGACTGGGCTGTCCAGGCGGCGGCGAACTCGGCCGCGTCGGCGCTGTTCCGCTCGGGCTCGGGCTCGGTCGGGCAGATTTCCAGCATCACCAACGGCGTCATCACGCTGACCAACCCCGCCGACGTCGTGCAATTCGGCATCAACCAGACGCTGCAGGCCAACGCGACGGACGGCGGCGCGCCCCGCGCGGCGCTCGGCTACGTCGTCGCGCGCAACGTCACGTCCGGCACCGTCACCGTCTCGAGCGTGGCGCTCGGCGGCTCGGCCGGTTCTCCGACGTCGTGGACCACCAACGACTTCCTGCTCGTGCAGGGGGACAACAACAGCAAGATGTCCGGCCTTTCGAGCTGGCTGCCTTCGACGGCGCCCGCTTCGACGGACAACTTCTACGGCGTCAACCGCAGCGTCGATTCGCGCCTGTACGGCATCTACTACAACGGCGCGGCTCAGCCGATTGAAGAGGCCATCATCGACGCGGCGATGCTGAACCGTCGCGAGAAGGGTCGCCCGAAGCACTTCGTCACCAACTTCGGCTCCGAGGCCGCGCTCATCAAGGCGCTCGGCACCCGGCGCGTGGTGGTGGACATGCAGGTCGACGCCGAGCTCGGCTTCGAGGGCACCAAGATTCAGGGCCCGGCCGGACCCATCGAGGTCTACGCGGACCGCAACTGCCAGGCGCTCACCGGCTGGCTGCTGCAGATGCCGACGTGGAAGCTGTGCAGCCTCAACGCGGTTCCGCACATCTTCCTCTACGGAGACAAGCTCGAGATGCTTCGTCTGGCGAACGCGGACGCGTCTGAAGTTCGCGTCGGCTACTACGCCAACCCCGTCTGCTCTGCGCCCGGCTGGAACAGCCAGGTCGCTCTCGGCGCGTAACGGAAAGGAGGCCCGCTCATGGCAATGCGAGACTTTGACCCGTACTTCCTCACCATCCAGAAGCGGGTCGCTTCCGTCTGGGCTGAGATTGCGGTCCCGACGGGCACCACGCCCGTGCTGCAGAAGTACAACTACCCCACCCTCGGGGCGGGTCCGAACGCGCGCACGCTGACGGCAGCTCCGACGACGGGCGGCGGGACTGGATTCCCGACGCGCTACGTACAGGGCGCCGAGGGTGTCTTCTCGGTTGCCCGCACGGGTACCGGACTGTGGACCCTCACGCTGCAGGACCAGTGGCAGCGCGTGTTGGCCATCTCCGGCAACCACAGCATCGCGGGCGGCACGGCGAACATCGTCGCCATCACCGAAAACACCACCCTCACCAACATGACGGCGGTGGGCGGCAGCGTCATCGGCATCGGGCTGCTCTCGTCCACGGCGACGCTGGCGGATCCGACGGCGAGCGCCTCCAGCATCATCCGCATTCGCATCGACCTTCAGGACGCGACCGAACCGTAATGGCGATTACCGCACAGGTAAACCTGAGCTTCACCTCGTACCCGGCTGGGTTTAATCCTCCGCCGCTGGCGACGCTCACCGTTGCCAATTCTGGGGCGGCCGCGGTTGCCATCATTGGGACGAAGTTCAGCGCCACGGTTGCCGGCGCATCCGCTCCATCATTCACGTCCATCGCGACGCCGGTGCTTCCCACGGGCCCGGGACAGAACCTCACCGTTCCTGCGAGTGGCAGCCTGTCGCTGGGGCCGTTTCCCATCGTCCTTCCGTCGGCGGCGAACAACAACCCCAACGCGAGCATCCCTCCTGCGGCAGCCCCGCAGAATCCGCAGCCCTCGCAGCCCATCCCGTTCAGCGTCACCATTGGTTGCGATGTTCTCACGTCTGACGGAGCGGTCACCTCGGCGGGCACGGCATTCTTGATTCTGACCGGGACGTCGACTCCGCCGCAGGGCAATTACGGCGGATTCCTTCAGTTCTACATCGCCAACAACTTCATCAATGGCGTTGTCACGGGGACGGTATGAGCCTGACTCTTGTCATTGCCCAGGTGACGCCGAGCGTGGTTGCGAAGCAGCCGGCCATTTTCACCGTCACCGTCACCAACAACAGCTCAAGCGCCGTCATCCTTAACTCGGTTTCGTTGACGGAGTCGACCGAGTCGGACGCACAGATTTCGCTTCCGCAGTTGCCTGGGCTGCCTATCGGATTCATCCCGACGCTGAGCGGCAACTCCAGCTTTGTCTATTCGTTCACTGTCGTCGTCGCGTCTCCGCAGTTCGCGGGCTTCGTGCCACAGACGCCGGCCTCGACTCCCTCAAGCGTCATGCCTTCGCTGTCTTTGTCGGCTCCGGGAAACAACGCGATGACGCCGGATGCGTTCTTCAATCTTGTCGCACAGGCCCAGGCCTCGGACGGCAGCGTTGGAAGCGCGACGCTTCAGGTTGTTGCGATGTCAGCTCTTGCCTCGTTCCCTCCTCCACAGGGCGGGGCTCTGCAGTTCAATTCGGGTGGAGATCTCATCAACGGCCTGGTGGCCGGCGTCGTGTAGGGCAGCTCAAACATCAACCGCCCTCGTGGCGATAACGAAGGACAACACAAATGGCTTTCACTCCTCTGGCAGTCAAGGACGGCAACGGCGCGGCGCAGTCGACGGGCGCCTTTCAGGACGCGGCGAGCGTCAGCTACCCGAACGTTTCGCTGGACAGCAACCGCGCATACTACCGCGCGTCTGCGGCTTCGACGGCCATCATCACCACCGCAGGCAAGACGCTGATGACGGTGACGGGGAGCGCGACCAAGACGGTCCGCATCACCCGCATCGGCCTCTACTTCTCGGCGGCTACCGCGGCCGAAGCGGTGGTTCAGCTGCAGCGCGTGTCGGCCATCGGCACGGGTGGCACCGGCGTCGCGCCTACCGTGGCGAAGTTGGACACCAACTCGGCGGCGGCCACCGCAGTGGTAACGCACTTCACCACGGGCGCGCAGTCGACCGGCGTCGCGGTGGGCGGACCCATCACCACCATCAGCATCAACGAGGCCGTCACGACCACCGCGCCGACGTTCTTCGGCCAGCCCGTGACGCTCATCTGGCCGGAGCTCGGCGTCCCCGGTCAGTCCATCGTGCTCCGCGGCATCGCGGACATCCTCGAGTTGCAGAACCCGGTCGCCGTCGGCACCACGCCGAAGCTCAGCTACTTCGTCGAGTGGATCGAAGATAACTCGTAAGTCCCTCGCTGATTGAGCGCCTGAGCCCGTGCCTCCCTCGTGGCTCGGGCGCTCTCTTGAGCGGAGGACTCATTGACGACCCTGGCACAGCTCCGCACTAGGGCACAGTCGGAGTCAGACAACATCAATAGCTCGTTCGTGAGCAACGCGGAGTGGCTCGACTACATCAATCAGAGCTACTTCGAGACGTACGGCCTCTTCGCGCAGGCGTACGGCAATGACTACTTCTTTCAGAGCCCCAGCGGCGGCTACACCTTCGTCACCGACGGCATCAACAACTTCTTCAACCTGCCGAATGACTTCTGGAAGTTGCTTGGCGTTGACGTGCAAGTGGCTTCTCCGTCGCAGTGGGTGAGCCTCAAGCGCTTCCCCATCTCAGACAGGAACCGTCTGAGCGTCTTCAACGGACCCACTCCGCAGGCCGGGCAGACGATTCGGATGTTCTACATTCCGACACTGACCCCGCTGGCGGGCGACTCAGACCCGGTGTTGACGCCCATCTCGCAGAATGGCGGGGACGAGCTGATTGTGCTGGATGCGGCCATGAAGGCGCTGGCCAAAGAGGAGTCCGACGTGTCCGTGTTGATGGCGCGCAAGGCAGCCATCATCCAACGGCTCGAGTCGGAGGCGGAGAACCGCGACGCCTCGATGCCTTCGACGATGGTTGACGTCTTCAACCGCCGAGCTCGCGGGATGATGTACCACGTCGCCGGCAATCAGCTTTGGCTCATCGGCTCCGCGACTCCTGGCTTCGGGGCGTACGGAGACTGGGGTCCATATGACGACTATGTGGGCGGGAGCTGGTGATGCTACTTGGGGTTCCAGTCGCACACGCCAATGGGCGCCCCAATCGGGGAGGACGGGCAGCAGTAGTCTGGCCCGGGAATGGTCGGCGGCCTCTCTATTTGGCCGGCGTCGGGACAGAGCGGAGTGCAGTCGATGGCAATCGAGCCTCCGTCGCTCGAGATGAGGCAGCCGGCGTCCGCGTAGACGCCCTCCCAGTGCCTCACAACGCCCGCGTCGAAGTCGCGCCCCACTTCGCAGACGTGCGCGGAGACGTAGCAGGCATGCATGGAGTCATCCCAGATGTATTGGAAATCTATGTGCGTTGGGTCGGAAGGGGTTCCAGCGTCGGGAACGCCCGAGTCAAAGACGCCAGCATCCACGGCCATCGGTGCTCCGCAGGCCATCAGCAACACGAAAACAAGGCGCATCGGGTCAGCCTATGACGACCCCGACCAAGATGGTCAAGATCCGAAACGCGGACGCCCATGTTTCGCGGGTTCAGGACAACGTTTCCGCGGTCCTGGACCCCGTCGCGCAGTCGGTCGGCTCTACGCCCATCATGGGCGCGCCCCCTCCGGCATGGGTCGCGCTGTCGCTTCTCGCTGACTTCGCTCAGACCACGGGACAAGCCGTCTCCGCGTACCACAAAGACGCGCTCGGCTACGTCCACAGCAAAGGCTCCGTAACGACGGCTGCCGGGCAGGCGGCGGGCGTGGCGGTGGTTGGTCCGCTGCCGCTGGGATGTCGACCGAAGGAGCCACAGAGACTGTCTGTGCGAGGCAACGCGGGTGCAGTGCAGGCCATCGTCATCGGCATCGATGGGACGCTGAAACTTGATGTCGCCGTGGCCGCAGGCGGAACGGTCGACCTCGGATTCTCCTTCTTGGCCGAGCAATGAGCCTCGAATCGCGCGTCATTCCGATTGCGTTTGAGCAGGGCCTCGACACCCGCACGCAGCGCAAGCTCGTGTTGCCGGGAAAGTGGGACACTCTTACCAACCTCTCGTTGTCGAAGGACAACACGCCGAAGCTGCGTGATGGGATGTGGCAACTCCTCGCCAGCAACGGAAACGGCGTGGCGACACACGGCGACGAGATTCTGGCTATCAACGGCTCGAGCCTGAGCTCGTACAACGCCTCGGTAGTCGTCGCCTCGCAAACAACCAAAAGCGGCAAGCTTGGGTCCGTTGGCGTCTCGGTCTCGTCCGTCGTTGGAGCCACTGGCTTCCGGGACTCTGCCGACGTTGCCGTGGGCGACGGGCTTGCCTGTTACGTCTGGCGCGAATACTCCACGGCAGTCGCCGTCACCGGAATCCGGGTAACGGTGGTGGATCTGCTCACGGGAGCCAAAATCCTCGACTCGGCCACGCCGACCGGAGCCAACTCAACCACGCTCGCGTCCCCCCGCGTCGTCTTCATGGGCGACGCCTTCTATGTGCTTTGGGTCGATTCCACGGGCGCGCTTCGCTGCAGCGTCATTCTCACGCAGTCGCCTGCCATCAACGCCACAACGGCGCTTGTTACCTCCGGCAACGTCTCCGGCATGAACATGGACGCCTGCGTCCTGGGCAACCGCGTCATCGTCATTTACGGATGGCTGGCCGGCGTGAACGGCAGTATTCGCGGCCTGGCGCTGAGCCGCACCGGCACCACTCCCACCGTACAGTCCGGCCCCACGGATATCGTCCTCGAGACGAAGTGCAATGTCGCCGGACTGGCAGGGATGACCGTCGCCGCATATTCGGACGGCCTCCATGCTGGAGTGTTCTGTATCTCTAGCGCAGGAACGCTCACGGGCACCGTCGGCACCGTCATCAATTCGGTTCTCGGCATCACCGCCAACAGCGCAACCATTGACGCCACTATTCCGCCAGGCGGCGCATCCGCCACTCATGTTGTGGCCGGAACGTCGGGAGCCAACCTCGTCGTATATACGGATCAGCAGTCTTCTTGGAATTCCTTCTCGCTCCGGCCGGTCAACTCAACGACGGTCGACACGTCGCTGGCAATTCAGTCCGGCCCAACCACTATCGCCAACAGCGCCACGTTTCGCATCAACGCGGCGGAGCCGAGCGGTCCGCAAGGGCCATTCATCGCAGGCAAGCCATTTGAAAGCGGTGGTCGCCAGTACCTGCCGATGGCCATTCTCGAGAACTACCGGGTCCTGGCTCTCGGAGCCAACACCAACACGCGAAGCACGCAGTCCACATTCTTTCTGATGGACGCGACCTCTGGCGTAACGGCTGCATTCCCCGTGGCGCGGGCCCTGTACGGGGCGCTTGGTATTCTAGACATAACTCTGGCCGGAGCTGCGCCTACCGTCTCCACGCCATGTTCGAGCCCGCTCGTGTCTGGAACGACATACCTCACGTGCCAGCAGCAAATCGGAAGGGTGCAACTCATCGACGGGGTCAATGACACCCCAGTCGGCCTTGGCGCCATTGCCATGAACGCCTCAACGTCGGTACCGCCGCTCAAAGCGCAGATTGGCGGCTCTACGTTCTTCTCGGGCGGGTTCCTTTCCTCGTACGACGGCTCTGGCGTGTATGGCCATGGGTCCCCGCTCTACCCCGAAGGCATCAGCGTCGTTGTGTCTGCGCCAGGCACCGGATCGGGCCTGACGGTCGGAACGCATCAGATGGTTGCTGTGTATGAATGGCTCGACGCCAACGGCAATAGATGCCAGTCGTCGCCATGTCTCCCGGTGACATTCACGGTCGCCAATACGACGGACGTGTTGACCGTGAAAGTCCCAACCATGCTGATGGATCCGCTACGCACCGGCATCACAATCTCGCTCTACATGACGGCCGCGAGCGGGACGACCTTCTACCGCGTCGTCGACACCTTCACGGGCTCTGCCTTTATCAACGTCACCAACGCACAGTCCGTGTCCGGCACCATCGCGGCAGCCGGACAGCAGATTTCCACAGACGCCAGACTTACAGCCAACGAGCCCCTGTACACACAACCACTACAGGGCGGCTCAACCCTTCCCAACGACGCGCCCCCGCCATGTAAGGCGCTGGCCGTGTCCCAGAACCGTCTTTGGCTGCTGAATGCCGATGCTCCGTTTGAATACCGCTACTCGCAAGAGCTTCTGGCTGGCGTGACGCTCCAGTTTTCTGGACAGTACGGAGACACGACGCTTGGCGGCGTTGTC